GAGTAATCTTTTCAAAAAAGCCGCTGTGTTCACTGATATCCACTTTGGATTGAAGTCAAACAGCCTACAACATAATCAAGACTGTGCCAATTTTGTAGATTGGTTTATTGAAACTGCAAAGAAAGAAGGGTGTGAAACATGCTTCTTCTTAGGTGATTGGAATCATCACCGAGCAAGTATCAACATTCACACACTACAATTTGGTCTACAAGCATTGGAGAAATTAAATGATGCATTCGATACTGTCTACTTTATCCCAGGTAATCACGACTTGTACTATCGTGACCGCCGCGATATTCATAGCGTTGAATGGGCGAAACATCTACCCAACGTTAAAGTTGTTAATGATTTCTTCAATGAAGGACAAGTCGTTATCGCGCCGTGGTTAGTAGCCGACGATTACAAGAAACTTCAAAAGATGAAGGGCAAGTATTTGTTCGGTCACTTTGAACTACCGGGATACTTTATGAACGCTATGGTTGAGATGCCCGATCACGGTGAACTCAACAACGACCACGTACGTAACTTTGAAAAAGTATTCAGTGGTCACTTTCACAAACGTCAAGCAAAGCAAAACGTTTGGTATATCGGAAATGCTTTCCCACATAATTATGCTGACGCAGGAGATGATGCTCGTGGTATGATGATATTGGAATGGGATCAAGAGCCAGAATTTAAAGCATGGCCTCGTCAACCAATCTATCGTGTACATAAACTATCAGAAATATTAGAGAACCCAGAGGGCTATCTTTTGATCGACAGTCATGTTAGAGTGCATCTTGACATTGATATTTCATATGAAGAAGCTAACTTCCTGCGTGAAACATTCATACCAGAATACAAATTAAGAGAAATGACATTGATTCCTATTAAAGGTGAGGGCATTGAGCAGGGTCAGAACAGTGATGGACTCAAGTTCGAATCCGTTGACCAGATCGTCATTGACCAAATTAATGCTATCGAAAGTAAAAATTTCGACAAGAAGGTACTACTGGACATTTATAACAATCTATGATAACAATTAAGAATATTACTCTCCGCAACTTTTTAAGTATCGGTAACGTAACACAAGCAGTTGACTTTGACAAAAAAGATATCACACTGATTCTAGGTGAGAACTTAGACTTGGGCGGTGATGGTGCTCGTAACGGAACAGGCAAGACTACTCTTATTCAGGGTCTTGCCTATGCGTTGTTCGGTGTACCTATTAACAACATCAGAAAAGATAATTTAGTTAATCGCACAAATGGTAAGGGCATGATGGTTACGTTAGAGTTTAACGTAAACGGCACTGACTATAAGATCGAGCGCGGGCGCAAACCCAATGTATTGAAGTTCTATGTTAACGATGTTCAACAGAAAGCCACAGAAGATCAACAAGGTGAGAACAAAGAAACACAAGCCGCAATTGAGCGTGTGTTGAATATGAGTCCCGAAATGTTCAAGCACATCGTTGTCCTGAACACTTATTCCGAACCATTTCTTGCGCTGAAAAATAATGAACAACGTGAAATCATTGAACAGCTTTTGGGCATCACATTGCTTTCTGAGAAAGCAGAAGTTGTCAAAGACTTGATTCGCCAAAGCAAAGATGATATTCAACAAGAAGAATTTAGAATCAAAGCCGTTGAAGAAGCTAACAAAAGAGTCAAAGAGCAGATTGATGCTATCAAGCGCCGCCAGACATTGTGGACCAAGAAACACGATGAAGATTTGGCTACTCTTGCTACCACATACGATGACCTAAGCAAGATCGACATCGAAGCGGAATTATTAGCGCACAAAGAATTGGTCATCTACAATGAAAAGAAAAAGCAACAAGAAACGTATGATGCGTTGATTGCTCGTCAGACTGCGTGGATGCAAAAACAAGATAAAGATATCGCGGCATTACAGTTGAAGATGGACGAGTTGAGCCATATTGACTTTGACGCTGAATTACAAGCACACAAAGACTTAGCTGAACACAACAAACAAGTACAGTTGAAGGCGTTGTATGACAACAAAGTTGACAGTTTACGTAAAGATATTACTAAAGAAGGTAAGAACTACGAAAAACTAACAGCCGAAGTTGAAACACTCAAAGAACACAAGTGTTATGCTTGTGGTCAGGATTTCCACGATGAACAACACGATAAAGTGTTGAACGCTAAAGTTGAGTTGTGGAATAATAGCAAGAGTCACTTAGATGACTTGAAGTTCCAACTTGATGAACTAGTTGCTGGTCCTATTACTGTAGGAGACAAACCTGTTACACATTATAAGACAGAAGCTGAGGCAGTGCGCCAGTCAACGGAAATTGATAACATCAAAAAGCAGATTGACGAGAAATCCAGCGAGGATAACCCCTTTAGTGAACAACTTCTTGATACGCCTAGCGTCAATGTTGGTAAGCGTCCGGTTACTCATTACGATACAGAGTCCCAAGCAATCGAGCATAGAACACGAGTATCATCGCTACTATCACAAATTGAGACAAAGGCGCAGGAAACTGATCCGTACCAAGAACAAATTCAAGACATGGAGAGCCAAGCACTTCAGGTTGTAAACTTTGACAAAATCAACGAGATTACCAAGACTATGGAACATCAAAAGTTCTTACTTGACTTGTTGACAAGCAAAGACAGTTTTGTTCGTAAGAAAATTATTGACCAGAACTTGAGTTATCTAAACGCACGACTAACTCACTACCTAGACAAAATCGGACTTCCCCATAATGTTGTCTTTAAGAACGATTTATCAGTTGAAATCACTGAATTGGGTCGTGAACTTGATTTTGACAACTTATCACGTGGTGAACGAAACAGACTGATTCTTGGTTTGAGTTTTGCTTTCCGTGATGTATGGGAGAACTTGTATGCTCCGGTCAATACACTATTCATTGACGAATTGATTGATAGTGGTCTTGACACAATGGGTGTTGAGAACAGTCTAGCAATTCTCAAAGACATGTCTCGCCGTCGTCACAAGTCCATCTGGCTTGTATCACACCGTGAAGAACTCGCAGGTCGTGTACCTAACGTTCTAAAGGTTGTGAAAGAAAACGGCTTTACAAGCTATGCTACATCTACTGAAATGGAATAATTTCTAATTCTGTTTATTAGTGATAAGTAAGTCTATGCCAAGTCCACAGAAACAAAAAGGTTCCGGTTACGAGCGAGAAATCGCTAAATATCTCTCCGAGTTATACGGAGAGAGTTTTATTCGTGCTCCCGGATCCGGAGCGTATGTGGGCGGGAAGAATCAATCACGCAAAGAAGTATTACACGAAGGACAAATTCGCACCTTCAAGGGCGATGTAGTACCCGGTCAATCATTCAAGAATATGAATATTGAATGTAAATTCTATGCTGACTTCCCATTCCATCTGACACTTAGCGGAGAATGCAAAGTTTTAGATGGTTGGCTAGAACAACTCATGGATGTAGCAGATCCCGATGATTGTAACATATTGTTTATGAAATTCAATCGCAAGGGACGTTATGTTTGCGTACAAAGCAAGCTAACATGGGTGACTGACAACTTCTGGTATTATACGTCCGCTAAACACGGAGACTGGATACTAATGGAGTTTGACAGTTTCTTTAAAAATAACAGTACTCTACTAAAAACATATTCAAGCACAATAGACACCAAGTCAAATCCTACTGTTACTACAAATAATATTTTAACTATCGATATCTAAAAATTTGTTGTTCCCATTGGGGAACCTCCTTGAGTTTGTACAGGTTGTGCTGTGCTGACGGATCTGGAGTAAGCAAGAGTAGTAATACTCTTGGATATACCGAGAAGGCAATCGGAAAAGCGAACCTTCAACAAGTCTATATCTACTTTATCTTTGCGATATAGAATGTGCGTTACAGAAGAATCAACATTAAAACTTGACAGCTTCACTACAGTCCCATAAACTTTACAGTGTAACCGGTAGCGTATTGTGTCAACAAATAGGCGACAATACGGGGAAAAGATAACAAAGGATGACGGGCATGGCAAGATCCCTAAACCATTGGTAGTGCTGAATAGCACTACCATGGCTTCAAAGCGGCAGAGTATCTCCTCTAATAAAACAATTTAAAGAATAGATAACCGTAAAAATAAGAACTGAGCGATAGCGAAGTTCTAGATGAACGAAGTTCATCTTTAAAGAGAAAAGAAAAAACCCGTAAATTTAATAAATGAATAGTTACGGGTTTGATTAGAAGAATGGCAATTGTGTTTTCTTAGTAGTTTCTAAGTTATTCTCGACTAATTCATTTATTAGTTTTCGTTCTTCACTGGACATGTTTAGGACGTCTTCATAAGACACCCCTCCCCTCATGTACCAAGTTAATGTAAGTGCTGACTTCTTAATATCGGTACATTCTTTTTCCATTCCTTCTATCAGCTTCTGTATGCCCTGAGGGTCAAGGCGTAGAAGCCTTAACCGAAAAAATCGCTAGTATTCAATACGAATGGTTGCTTATATTCATTTGTACAATGCGGGCATTTAATATCTAATGGCTTCAATTCCGTCATTTCTTTCATTTTTGAATGATAATCACGGATAGTAGTATATGTATTTTTATCACAGTTTTGTAGATAATCTAGAATAAAATTGGTATCTACTACTTGTGCTGAAGGTGTTCGTATATACTCAATTGTTTTAGCTAACACATCCATAGTAGTCTGTGTGATAGAAACGATAGCTTCCTGTGTTTTCTTAATGCGCTCATCTTCATTTTCAATGGATTCAATTGACATGAACATACGCTGTATTTCAAATTGCTTTAGGTTAGCTTCATTCATTTCACGATATGTCAATGGTCTAAACTTGATAGCTAAATCACTAATCTCAAGTTCCTTACCGTAATCTGCTTCCTTCATAGTAGACAATACAGCAACCAAGTTAACGCCAAACTTGCTAACTTCTTCACATTTAGGACATTCTGTTTCAATCTCTAATTCGTTACCTTGGCTAGCAGATTTGATACCAATAAGAATGCTATCCATATCAGTGCTGTGTATTGACCATGGATCCTTGATATCCGGGACACAGCTTTTAATCAATTCAACTACGGCAGTACCGTTATACAGTGAGTCAGGGGTTCTGGCAGTAATTTCATCGATAGCAGTCATGGGGTAGATCGGCAGTTCACCTGATTCAGGCATGTTTACTACTCCGGGTTGATATCCTTTACCCCCGCTAGGTAATCTTACGTATATTGAAGGTCTACGAAAATATTGTTTTAGGGGGTTGTTTGCTATTGCCATATGTTTTCCTTTATCAAAAGTGGGTGTTCGCCCAATACTAAATAATATGTAGACTATTTATTGGTAGAAAATACCCCCTAAAAAAACGGATATCCATATATGAATGACGATTTAGCACAACAGATGGCAGATGCTCTCAGAGAGAACAGCGAAACCCTGCGTTCCTTAGGGCAAACACAAGCTGTCTCTATTGAAATGATGAAGAAGTTAGCACAGGCACAGGGTGTTAACGTTGCCGGTATTAAATCGTTTGATGCTGAATTAAAAGCTGCCGGTGAAACAACCAAACAATCTACAGCATATCAAAAAGCACAGCAACAAGCATTAGAAAGATATCTACAAGCACAACAAAATTTAACAGCGGCTGTGACAGCATCAGTTACTAGTGTTAAATCTTTAGGATCTGCGTTACTAACTACTGAAAAGAGTTTAAGTAAGTTTGGATCAGGATTAACAGCCGCTGGCGATGCTGCATGGTCATTGGGTAAAAACTTTGGCTTAGTTGGTATGGCTATAGGCGGACTTGTTAAGGGCGCTACTATGGCAGCTGACGCTGCCTTAAAACAAACAGATGCATCGCTAAAAGCTACAGATGAATTGTCAGCATTAGGTGCTGCCGGTGGACTGACAGCTAAAGAAGTATTACAGATGGGTCACAATGCGGGACTTTCATCTCAGAATTTAGAAGTATTAACTAAAGCAGCCAATAAAGCTGGTTCAGGATTAGCTGGTTTTGGCAACACAGTAACAGACGGTGTAAAAGCATTTGGTCAAATGACTGCTGTAACTAAAGAACAGCGTATGGCTTTTGAACGCATGGGTATTAGTCAAGAACGACTAATGGAAATGCAAGGTGACTATGTTAAGTTACAAGAATTATCCGGTAAGTCATTACAAGGTCAAGCAGGTGACAGTGCTAAACTGAAAAAAGAATCATTAGAGTATGTAGAAAACTTAACTCGCCTATCTGCTATGACAGGCAAGAGTGCTGATAAGTTACAAAAAGAACAAGAAGCCCGTCAATTAGAATATGAAGAACTAATTCAAACTCGTCAAGAAGATGACAAGATACGTGAATTAAGAGCACAAGGTCGAGACAAAGAAGCTAACTCATTAGAGTTAGAGCAAAAGAAACGTCAAGAATATCTACGTGAAGTCGAAGCCGTATACGGTAGAGACATGGCAATGAAAGTGGGTCGTGTTGCTAGAACCGGCGGCTATGACAAGCAAACAGCCGGTCTTGCTGTATTGGGTATCGATGCCGGTAAGATTCAAAACGACCTCGCTTCGGCAAGAGATGTAGATGAAGCTAGAAGAAATGCAGCTGCCCGCAATCAAGAAATAAAAGGATTACAATCTGAATCGTTAAAATCATTTGGCACTGCGTTACAGTATGGTGGTGAAGATTTAGGTAAACGTCTGGGTGTTACTGGGGAGTCATTGCGTGAATCTGGTAAGTTTATGGGACGTGATGAAGTTGCAGCCTATGAAGCATCCAAGCGACAAACAGGAACTCCTAGTACAGGAAAAACAAGTGATACTGTAGCAAAAGATCCTGCTCAAATTTTCAGAAATGAAATGACCGAAGCAGGTATTGCCGCTAGAAAGAAAGTAGACGAACTAGTATTGGCAATGAATCCAATGATGAGCGGGTTCAATTCTACTACAATAGCAGCCACAGCATTAACTGCCGCAGCCGTAGCAGCGGCCGCTGCTTTAGCTGCCATGGCCACAAAAGCTAAACTAGGTGATCTATTAGATAAAGCAGGAACACCTGATAAAGGTAAAGGCAGAGCACGTGATGCTAAAGGTAGATTCACTAAAGCACCTACTCCAACAACAGGCGCAAGTAAATTAGGCGGACTAGCTAGAGGCATAGGTAGTTTAGGTAGTTTAGCTAAAGGTGCTGTTGGTGGTGTAGGTGGATTAGTTGGTGGCATCGCATTAGATTATGGATCATCAAAAGCAGAAGCAGCCGGTCACACTAAGACAGCAGCCGGACTAGATATAGGTTCTAGCGCATTAAAATTCGGTGGCACAGGGGCGATGATCGGCAGTGTTGTTCCTGGTGTAGGTACCGCAATCGGCGGAGGACTAGGCGCATTGGCAGGCGGCGCCTATGGCATGTATCAAAACTGGGGCAAATTATTTGGTGGGAAAAGCAGTGAACCTACGAAAGATGCTGCCAGCGCTAAGATGGCAAAAGATGCGGAGTTAGCAAAAACCGAGCTAGATAAAAATCAAATCAAAGCCACTACCAATTTAGATGTTAATACTAAAGAGAATAACAGACAATTAGACATCAATACTAAAGCGTTGTTGGATTTGACCGATGCGTTAAATGACTTAACTATTGTAACTTCTGCTAACACAGCCAGTGGATCTCCTGAACAGATTCAAAAAATGCTAGAGAACATATACAACAAACGAGGTATAGGATCCGGCACACCGTCTAGCGCAGGAACAGTTGGTGGAGTTTCGGGCGGCGGCTCTAGTGGTGGTGGAAGCTCTAGTAGTGGATCTAGCGGCACCGGCTCTATTGGTGGCGGAAGCTCTAGTAGTGGATCAAGTAGTGGATCAAGTAGTAGTGGAGGATCATCGCCACCAGTCGGAGGCTTAGGTGCTACCGGTTCACCTAGTAAAGCCGGCACACGTGGGTTAGACGTTGTATTAGGTGATGAAGTTCGTAAAGGTGGTACAGTCTCGTGGAGAACAAACAACCCTGGTAACATCTCTTATGCTGATATCACTAAGAAACACGGTGCGCTTGCTCCGTTTATTAATCCTAATGGTGATGCCCAACAGCGTAGTGTAGGTATTGCTATCATGCCAACGCTCGAAGCTGGCGAAAACGCACAGATGGATTTGTGGCGCAAACCGTCATATAATAATTTAACTATTGATGCGGCTGTAAATCGATGGACAGGTCAGCATGCAGGACTAGGGTCTACCTATGCTAGGGATTTGGCAAAGGCCGCAGGGGTAGATATCAATACTACTGTAAAAGATTTAAAAGATGACCAACTTAGAAATCTAGTTAAAAAGCAGGCAATCTGGGAAGGTTTTAAACCTGGTAAGATTGAAAAAGCTCGTAATGGAGGTGTATTCGAAGGACCTGACACCGGATACTTAGTGGAGCTTCATGGCAATGAAATGGTTGCTCCTACTGAAAAATTCCGCCAATTACTCGACAATATGCAACAAGTAACTAAGCAAGATTTGGGTACAGTAACAAACACAACATCCACAACGGCTTCTACTAGTTCATCTGCTACAGATCCAGCGATGTTTGTTGATATGATGGAAATGATGGAAGCAAAATTCAATGATATCATTGACGCATTGAATGAAGGTAATGGTATTTCTGACAAAATATTAACCTATTCTAAGGTCTAACACTAAATACTAGACAATCTATTATGACTTACAAAAAACGATTTACTAACAAAAGTGGTGTTTCAAGTCCTATTTCTGGCGGCAACAGCAATAGTGGCGCTTGGAACGGCAGTCCAGGACAAAATGGAATGCCTACAGGCGGCTGGAACAATGACCAGTTTGGTTACAAGAACTACGGTAGTAAATTACCTGAAGTCTATACCGGGCACCCAAACCGTATTGAGCGATATAATCAATATGAAATGATGGACGTTGATGCTGAAATCAACGCATGTTTAGATATTATTGCTGAGTTCAGTACACAAAAGAATGAACACAACAAGACACCGTTTAACTTATCATTCGGCGAAGATCCTACTCCTCATGAAGTAGATTTATTAAAGACACAACTACAACAGTGGTGTAAATTAAACGAATTTGACACTAGAACATTTAAAGTATTCCGTAATGTATTAAAATACGGAGATCAAGTGTTTGTGCGTGATCCAGAAAATTTCAAGTTATACTGGATTGATATGACTAAGGTCATTAAAGTTATTGTTAATGAAAGCGAAGGTAAATTACCGGAACAGTATGTTATTAAAGACATTAACATTAACCTACAGAATTTAACTGCGGCACAAAAGACCAATACAGACTTTGCTGCCAATCCAGCGACAGGATTAGGTGGAACAGGTGGCGGAGGATCAAGTTCGGGCTATACAGTTCCGTCTATGCCATATAACACAACTGGTTCTAGATTTACTTTAGGTCAAACTGAATCAGCTATCGATGCCAAACACGTAGTTCATTTAAGTCTTACTGAAGGTCTTGACCGCTTCTGGCCTTTTGGTCAATCAGTGTTAGAAAACATTTTCAAAGTCTACAAGCAAAAAGAATTACTTGAAGATGCTGTTCTTATCTATCGTGTACAACGTGCCCCTGAACGTAGAATGTTTAAGATTGACGTTGGTAACATGCCAAGTCACATGGCTATGGCATTCGTTGAGCGTATCAAAAACGAAATTCACCAAAGACGTATTCCATCAGCACATGGTGGACAGTCCATGCTCGATGCTACATATAACCCATTGTCAATGAACGAAGATTATTTCTTCCCTGTCACTGCTGACGGTCGTGGATCAAGTGTTGAGATATTACCCGGTGGTCAGAATTTGGGCGAGATTGATGACTTGCGTTATTTTAACAACAGATTAGCACGTGGTTTGCGTGTTCCAAGTTCATATCTACCTACTGGACCAGACGATAATCCTACTCCAATGAGTGATGGTCGTGTTGGTACAGCAATGATTCAAGAGTTCCGTTTTAATCAATACTGCGAACGACTACAGAAGTATATCAGTCAGAAACTAGACGAAGAATTCAAACTATTCTTGCGTTGGAGAGGCTTTAACATCGATTCAAGTTTGTTCACACTTGAGTTTAATCCTCCTCAGAACTTTGCTAGCTATCGTCAAAGCGAGTTAGATACAGCACGTGTATCTACATTCAGTTCGATTGAGCAATATCCATATATTTCTAAGCGTTTTGCTTTAGAACGTTTCTTAGGTCTTACCGAAGAAGAAATTACTAAGAACGAGAAACTATGGCGTGAAGAAAACAATAAAGATCAAGATGCTGATCCTGAAGGTAGCGATTTGCGTAATGTGGGTATTAGCGTAGGTGGTATGGAAGCTGATGCCGAAGCAGGTGAAACATTGGAAACTCCGCCTGAGGGTGAAGAAGCAATGGGTCCAGAGACAGCAGGACCAGTACAAGATGCTAACGTTGCTCAAGGAACACCGGCTCCAGCTGGCGTTGGAATGTAATTAAGATAAATAACTATATGAAGCTAATGGAAATGTTCGATGCGCCGGTACAAGGTTATCAAGATGTTGCTAATGACAACAGCAAACCTAAATGGCGTGAATCCCGAAAAACTAAATTAACGCTAAGACAAATACGTAAATTACGCAAGATGTTAGATGTGCGTAACTACGAAAAACAAAAGTATCTTAAAAAAGTACACGAACAATATGGTCCGGCTGCTAATCCAGATGCAGCAGCACCAACAGTATAAAGTGACCAATTGGTCACTTTTTTTCGGTTAAAATTTAAAAAACGCAAAAAATACGTGCTTATTGAGTATATTTTACGACTACTCTATAAATAAATCTAGAAGCCATTCTATTCAGGAGAAACAAACAATGGATAACAAAAAATTTGAACAACTTATTGATTTAATTATCAATGAGAACGAAGACCAAGCCCGTGCTTTATTCCACGACATCGTAGTTGAAAAGTCACGTGAAATCTATGAATCAATCATGGAAGACGAAATGGCAGGTCAAACTGCTGACTTGCTAGACGAAATCGGTGACACTGTTGCTGGTGACGAAGAAGGCATGGCAGAAGGTGAAGACGAAGATTTAGACCTAGGTGATGACGAAGGTGAAGACGAAGTTATCGATCTAGACGGCGGCGACGAAGAACTAGACCTAGAAGGCGGTGAAGAAGGCCTAGAAGACCGTGTTGTTGATTTGGAAGACAAACTAGACCAGTTGATGGCTGAGTTTGAAGAAATCATGGGCGGTGAAGAAGAAGTAGCCGGTGAAGAAGATTTTGGCGATGCTGAAGAAGACTTTGGTGCCGCAGAAGAAGATGAAGAAGCTGCAATGATGGAAGCTGTTCAGTTACAAAAAGTTTCTGTAACACACGGTGACAATGGTGCTCAAACAAAGAGCCCTGGTCTAGTAAACAGTGGTCAAGCTGGCATGGATTCTAAGCCAGTTAAATTCAGTGGTGCTAGCGAAGCAGTTCCAACAAGTCCAAAAGGACCAAGCAATGCTTATGCTAAAGGCGAGACACAAGTTAAAGGTGCTGGATCATTTAAGAATGCCCCAGGCGCAGGTAACTTCAAAGAAAAAGGTGAGTCAACACCTAAGCCAGTTACAAAAGACGAAGCAGGAGCAGTAAAGAGCCCAGTAGCTGAGTCAAGAACCGCTAAGAAGCGTATCTAAGGAATCTGAGAGAAATGGCTTTGTATCTCAAAGAACATCTGACATTCGACCGTGCTAGCATGGTCGTTGAGTCGTCAGGTGAAGGCAAAGAAAAATCTCTTTATATGAAAGGGATTTTTATTCAGGGCGGGGTAAAAAACGCTAATGAGCGTGTTTACCCTGTTTCCGAAATTGAATCAGCCGTCAATACTCTCAACGAACAAATCTCTACCGGATATTCAGTCTTAGGTGAAGTCGATCACCCTGATGATTTGAAGATTAACTTAGACCGTGTTTCACATATGATTACTCAAATGTGGATGGACGGCGCGAACGGATTCGGAAAACTAAAGATTTTACCAACTCCAATGGGACAGTTAGTGTCTACAATGTTGGAGAGTGGTGTCAAACTAGGCGTATCTAGTCGTGGTAGCGGAAACGTGAATGACTTAGACGGCCGTGTCAGTGACTTTGAAATAGTTACTGTGGATATCGTTGCTCAACCGAGCGCACCTAATGCTTATCCTAAAGCAATTTATGAAGGTATGATGAATATGCGTCATGGTCATAAATTGTTAGCGATTGCAAAAGAAGCCCAAGGTGACAAAAAAGTACAGAGGTATCTTGCTGAGGAAGTAAAACGCCTTATCAAG